CTTGGCCTTAGACAATTTGGCAAGGTATTGCTCAACTGCCTTGTTTTTTTTCTTTTCTTCTTCAACGCTCTTTCGAGCTTCTGTCCACTCGGCCCTTAGCGACTCAAACTGCTGTAGCCTTCTATATCCACTCCTCTTTCTGCAGCAAATTAAGCAAAGGCTAAATATCTGTGGGCCGAAGAGGATTGCAAGTGCAACAACCCCACATAGCAAGACAGCAGTGACAATTCCGGCCCAGATGCTACCGAAATATCTGCGGAAAAACGCACCAATGGATGAAAAAAAACTTGACAGATTTGAACCAACACAAGTGAAGTACCCGGTTGTGCAGTTGGCATCAGAAGTGCTATGCAATGTTCTCCTGTTCTCTAGAACTACTGCCTTTTGTTCAGAGAGCTGTGCTGCACAACATGAGGAGGCTCGCTTACCTGAGCTGTCCACCTCCTCAGTCTCAACACAGACCTCTGACTTTGATGCAGTTGAGAAGAAGTGCATTTCATGAGTTGTGGTTGAGTCACTTTTGGCATTGATCGAAGTGGACGGCACTATGATGTCCGGGTCCTTGGACAGCAGATGTATGGTGAATGTGTCTGGCTTTGTGATCTTCACTCTCACAACACAGGTGAACCCCTGTGAACATCCAAAGCAGCCTTTGCAGCTGGAGAGGTCTATTGTGAGACCATCAGGTTTCACATGGGTTGCCTTTAGCATCATACCTTGAACATCTAGAAGGGCCGTTATCTGCCCAGCACCAAATGAGGGCCTCCCCTTGATTGACAGGGTTGGAGTTCTGTTCACGTACATTTTTTCTTCATGGAAGAAGTAGCTTTCTCCTAGGTCCTCCTGATTCATCAGATTTTCAAAAGCTTCTGCATTATGCATGACAACACCTGTGCTGTGGCAGTCTGGCCAGTGTCCGGGGTGGCACGTGTAGTATGAAGTTACACCAGACCATGATGCCCAGGAGTTTGTTTTGTTTAGGCCTGTTTTTTTACTAAGTTTGTTCAAGTTGATGTGGTCCTGATCAAAGAGCGATGAAATGCTGTAAAATTGAATGTCGCCTGCAGGACCATGGGTGCATGACTGAATGTCGCAAAGTGTTCTACCATCGACCAGCTTGATCTTTTTGGACAGGTCAAAGATGTTTAATCCAGGCATCTTGTGGACAAGAGCAACCTCTTTTGGGAGCTTTTTCTCTATTCCTGTTGGATCACTAAACTGAACACTGATACTTTCCAACTGCAAAACAGTTCCAGCAGACACTTCTTGACAGATGCGATCATCTGGACTGGTTTCAATGCACGCAATGACAGGGCTGGAAATGTACTCAAGCTCCCACTTGCTGATGAACCAGTCTGTGAAAGGCTGCTTGATGCCAAGAGCACAGCATGCACAGCCTGTACCAATATTCCAGCACCAAGTTGGGTTGCATCTCCAGTTAGTGAAATCATCATACTCGCTGTGGTGGCAGAGGTGGTCATCGCACGAACATTTATCTGGGCAAGAGCCTGTGCACCTACCATGCATCCATGACTCAATGAGCCTATCTCCAGTTGCATATAAGAACCTTGTGTTGTAAACCTGAGTATGATCGAGTATGGACAGGAAGACCCTTCTTTTTTCAGAACTTGTGGGAGATGTTATTTCCCACATGAAACTTGTGCCTGCTTCCAGTTTTAGGATCGCCTCAGACTTGCCATTGACTGTTATATGCTCTCCAGATGATGATGTCTCAGTCCAAGAAAGAGAGATGTGTTTCCCACTGTAAGAAGGGGCAAAGGCATCCTGTAGATACACTGTGCTCCAAGGGGCAGTTACGTCTATTGATCTTTTTTTACTTGCAGGTCTCAGTGCTCCTTGGTGGTGGCTAGCCAGCCTCTTGAGAGCTTCAAAGTCAGGGAAAATTGACTGCAACTTTCTTGTCACCACCGCAGGCTCTGCAGGAACTAGGCATGTGCAGTCCTCCTCACCTTGAACGCAGTCTGAGCTGCAGTGGTTGACAAAGTCTACCTCCTTTGCCCAGAGGTCCTCTTCAACGGCTGTGTCTTTGATGGCGTAGACTGGATGGATGCAGAGGTAAAAGATGACAAACAACCCCACCAGCCACATGAGCTTTGCACCAATCTTAGACACAGTTGATAGAGCAATGGTGGTGACTCTCAAAGCACTTGGTATGTACTTAATGGTAACTGCCTCTTCATCTTCTCTCAAGCGGTTTTCCCTCTCAATGCAGTCCTTGACATGTTTTTTTAGCTTCTCAGTGCTGCATACTGCTCTACAGTATGGGCATCTTCCATTCCTACAGCTTTCATGCCGTTGCCAGTGGTATTTTGTTGGTACCCACTCTCCACAGCACTCGCAAAGTCCTCTTGTCTTATCCATCCTGACTCTGGTGCACCTGGTCAAGAAAGAGCCTAGTCTTAAAAGGGTGCATATCACAAAAAAACAGAGCCTCCATGCAGCATAGCCAAGGAAGTACCAAGCTAGCAATGTGTATACCATGACAGGCCTGAAGCTCATCCTACAAACCCAGATAGGCAAGTGTCCATATGTGTGAAGCGGGCAGTTAGTTTCTACTTCAGAACTGATAATCTGGTGCTTTTCGCCATTGGGACAAGTTAGCACTGCTTCAAAGCCTTTTATGGTGAAGTCACACTCCTTGTTACAGTCCTGGTGGTCCTTGGCCTCACCACTTGATATCTTCACTGTGCCTCTACCAGGAGTACTAACCGTTATACATAAGTACCCGTAGTTACAGTTCTGGGAGCTTCTCTTGAACGTACAGTCCCCATACTCTTTTGTTGTTAACTTCTCTTCTGTAGGGCATTGAACTGCGACAGTCTTCCTGCTTACAGAGTAGCATCCCAACTCAGGCGGTGCAAAGCCGTTCACAATTTTAGTGCCGTTGCATATGGATTTGTAAGGCCCTGGGTTGGAGTTGTTGGCTGTGTGTGTATCCAGTTTAACTACTGAGACCACCTTAGTTCCTGTACTGCAAGGCTCCTTTACGATGTCCTGGGAAACAGAAAGCAGCTTCCTGATAGGATGCCTTACTGCTTTAGTGGGATGAATCTCCACAACCACCTTTTCTATCTTGGCCTCTTGGATGACGGTAGATGGCCCCTGAGGCTCCCTGATGGAACACATAGTAACCCTGCAGACTTTGCTCAGATGATGTTTGTTTACAGTGATATGTATGATAGGGTAGTGTAGTGAGTCATCATCTAGGTTAGGCCTGATAAACCTTGTGTTATCTGCTAGTAGGGCAATGTAGTCATGACTCTCAACGGTGGCCCAGCAGTCCTCCACCTCAAGCCCTAGATGTGCTGTGGAGTAAGCAATGACAACCAGTGGTTCTTGTTTGTCAAGTTGGGCTTCAACGTTGAATGACCTAAAACCAGAGTTCCTCACTATCTTACTTCCTGCGCAGGTCGGTGGTGGCATTCTCTCGACGAGTCCGTTCCACAATGGGACTCCCCCTTTTCTGGGCCTTATGATGTAAGTTGAGCCAGTTATTCTGAGGGTGGGATCAGATAGAAGCCCTCCCAGGCCATCAGTCATCACTTGCATTCCCTCTGCAACACTTAGGACAATCTTCTTGCCGAGCAGATTAAACCAGCCGGTCGTGTTGAACCTCCCAAACTTCTGTTTAAGCTGGTCATAGCTTTGGCCCACTTTTACAGACAAGATAGCCATCTGCCCTGAGTTGTTTGCCTTGCCTTTATAAGGTATAACAAAGGACACCATCCCTGTGCCCCAAGATTTTATTTGCTGTACAGAGTTGTTTACATAGTTTAGGACTCTGCTTTTGTACTGCAGGCTGGCATTTTTTAGGCTGTTGAAGCTGTACACAATACTGCCAAGGGAGTTGGTGAAAAACCCTCCACTTGATGCCGTGGTGTTAGGCTTGGCAGGTGAGGCCGCAGATGTGACAGGGGTCGAGTTTGTGGGGCTAGGGGATGACTTGTTTGCCAGGCCCCAATCTGGCAACAAGAGCAATAGAGCCACTGCCCAGAAGCAGGCTCTAGCCAT